TTTTAAAATATCAGCAACGGTCAGCTTCTTATCCATAGTTAACCTTTAAAGTTTTTAATCTCTAGCTGACATTTCAGCTTTAATCCTGTCAACCCATACCTGCTGTTCAGGAGTGATCTCCCCAGCGGATTGGTCTCCAACTACGCCACGAGCAATTATTGTGCTTTGCAAGTGATGCAAGTTCTCTGGGTCTGCATAAACAGTGTCTTTAAACGGGGCTTGGTTGGCTTGTGGCACATGAAAGTCAAACTCGTACCCCTTCTCTCTCATGTACAGCCTTGTAGCCTCATTACCAGCAACGCTTCTTTGACTCTCTGGACTCAAGCCGCTAAAGGGGTTCAATATGATTCTACCGTCATCAGCGGCCATTCCCGTTACGTGCGGGTTTTGTTTAAAGTATGAATTCTCAGACTCATATGGGTCACGTATTTCATAACCGAAAATTTTGTCTCTAGCCTTGGTGCCTGTTGGCGCTTCCGAAACTTCGCCTTCTTCAGCAAATACGGACATACCAGATTTACGACGAGTATCCGCGTGCTCGTATGCCTTTTTCATTATAGATCTCGGCATATTGCTAAAAAAAGATTTATCCTTAAGGTCTGTGTTTAACAAGTAATCAAGTTCTTTTTTATTCAGGGTTGGGACAATCAATGGGATGTCCATTTCCTTGCCATCCATTCCTACTCCAACAGATATTTCTGTTGATACCCCACCATCTGGACGCCTAAGCTCACCAAAGAATCCGGCAGCCTTTGCAGATCCATCCCTCCTATTGCCATAGTCCATAGCAAACCTTTAGTTTCAGTAGGTTGCACGATTACTCATACCATTCTAAGTGGCTTAGTACGGTAATCGCCATTACTATTTGATGCTCGCCCCAAGAGTTTCTGACGCAATGCCAGTTTCAGCATTCAATCTTTCTGCGGAAAGAAGCGATCTGCTGCCACCGGTCAACCTGGTTTTTCTCTTAGCCGCAAGCTCCTCTGCGAGCTTGATTTTGGTAGCGTCAGCGTCAGCCGCCAACTTTAAAGTTTCTTCCTTCTGCATTTTGAGCTGCTCTGCTGCTGCTGCTGCTCCACCACCGCCGCCTCCACCCATACTACCTCCTAGACATGATGTAACAATCCTGTTTGTCTTGAGTAAATTGAATTAATTTACCTTCAATTTCAAACCCCAAGAATTCGCCCCATTTAACGGCTCTTTCATTACTGCTTTTAACATGAATCTGCAATCTATGCAACTTTAAGGATATCTCACAGATATCAGCGAAGGTTATAGCGCACTTAGATAAAGCTACCGGCTTCTTCAGAGCATCCTTACTGAGTACCGCCCACAACTCAGCAACCCCATGCCACATTAGTATGCAGCCAAACATTGCTACAGGCTTGTTATGAAGGTACGCCGTCAAAGAGTAAGCCCCATATCTCCTTTGTATTTCAATGGTTTGCTTTAAAACAGCTAGATGCTCGTTTGTTAATCCCCAAAACTCTACCGAAGCCACTTTATCTACATCATCTATCTCTGACGGACGGTACTCGACGCCATCAATGCGCGGCAAGTGTTTAATAACCTCTTTAATGTCCAAATACATCGAAGTCAGCGTTAATCACTGTCTTAGCAAAGATTGTTGAGGAATGTGACTGTGTGCTTCTGGTCATCCTTTTGTGCTCTCCACCACCAAGCAGGAGATAGCCAAACGCATCACCAACGTGGGAGTGCTCATTCTTGTTAGGAGCATCTCTAAACCTCTCGTGGCCGGCTCCAACAGAGATTCTCTTGAAGTGATACCCACCAGACAAGGACTTCCTAAGCATTTTGCATGAAGTAGATACAATAAGGCCAGGCTTTCCAGCTATAAGCCGCTGCATCGGAGCTGCACCAGACTCACGCCTTACCTTGAAGTCATTGGATGGAGTGGGCTGCGCCCTAAGTCCTAGTGTTCTAAGGTGGTCAAACGCTGTAACCTCATAGATCTGGTCCCGCTGCATACCGGCAGGATCACCCCATATCATTACTTGGGCATTAGGGAATCTAGCATTTAACTCTGCAAGCAATTGCTGACCAAATCTCTCCAATCCCATGTCAGAAGTGACTATCTCATGTAGAACTATCCATCTACCGTTGTTTAGACGCTGGCCTATAACAGCAGCAGGGGTTAATCCAAAGTCTAAGCCTATCTGTATCGGTAGTGATGGATCATATTCCACATCCCCACTCATTAGCGCATCATTATATTCAATCCAAACAGGCTTCCCTTCTTGTACATAAGTATACTTACCTTCTGCATAGCACCTAATCCAATCCAAGTTCTTGCCAGCAAGCATCTGTATGTAATAACCAGGAGGCAGGTTATTAATGTTCTCGGCCCTTTGGTTAATCTTCCACCACCTACCTGATGCGAAGATATGGTCATTAGCTTCTGGGTTCTCAGGAAGGTCGCCAGGGGAAACCTCAATAACGCCGCCTGGTTGTTTAAAGAACTCCCATCCATACTTACCAGTAATCTTTTCCTTTTCGGCCATACGGAACCACCAATGGTCATCATCCATTGGATTGGTATCCATCCATATGCCATGCCAAGATGGGCCACCATCCCTTTGTGTGGGGTAACGACCAACCCGATGGGTCAGTCCGTCGATCACTGCTTTTGGCAGCTCTCGCGCCTCGTTAACCCAAGCGCCGGTAAGCTCAAGGGATAGTAGCTTTCGGACATCCTTGGGCTGATCTAGCGCAAGGAAGATGACTTCGCAATCAATACCAGCAGCTCCACCCCTAGATGGCAGTCTGATATGATGCGTAATAGGCGGGGTCCACAACATATGTCCAAAGGTATTCTCTGGGAACATATCTATCCATGTCTTGATAGTTGTTGTCTTTAGTTCAGGGTAACTGTTTCTAACGATAGCAAAGCGGGTGTATCGCACCCCGTCTATAGGAGATGGCTTCTGCTTAACAGCTCGGAGCATTATCTCGGCACAGCAAGCATACGACTTGCCGCTACCAACGGCACCCATAATCCCTCTAACAAAGGCATCTGAGCGTATAAAATCGTAGACTATCGGGGATTTACTAAAGTCCAAGTTAAGGCCAGCAACACCAACCTCTTTCTGGCTACGTTCTTTAGTTTTAGACATCCGCAGAACCGTTCTCAATAGTGTCTGGCGTTCTAATATTGATGCCAATAACACTAGGTTTATCAGAGTCTTGCGGAGAATCAAGCAATCCAGAGGCTTTCGCAAGCAATCTCAGCACGCCTACTTTATCGAACAGCTCTATATCTAGGGTATTGTAGGAGTTGCCATCCTTATCAGTCCGAGTATTGCACTTAATAGACTTGATAGCTTGCAGCGCGTGCTCTGGAATCTCGTTAGATGGCTTTACTGTAATGTTACCTTGGGAATCCCACGACATGATATCCGTGAGCTTAGTATGAGCCATTGATAACAGGGCATAAGATACTGCTTCCTTGTTAGCTTCTAGTGTTGCAGACCTCCTTAAATCACTCTGTATAGTCCTGATCCCACCATAATTCTTTAGGGATGGGATCTTCTTTGCGAAACTATCTGACATTCATCACTCCTGCTGTGGGATCACATCTACAGCGACTAAGCATCTACCGCCCTTAAATGGAACCCCTCTTTGTACATATAACTTATCTACCTGGCTATCATCATCGTATACACCTGCATCCATCAAGCTATCCAATACTGCCTTACATATATTATCTATATCAAACAATCTCTTACTTCTGGGGCATACAATGATACATACAGACAGTCTCGCATCCCCTAACTTAGGTACTTTATTCTCAGATACGTAATCCGCTACAGCCTTCTTAAAGATAACACCAGCTTTAGATATGAACCGTCTGTTCCCATTAGCTCTCCAATAAGTGTTAACACTCGGTGGGTATGGAAGCATTAACATCTTATCCTCTACTGGTATCAGTCATATAGAAGTATAAGCTATCTTTAATAAATACTGCAAGATAAATATAACTTGCTATTAG